TGGCTTGTGTCGAGCAGGAATCTTTTCACCGCCATAGCGGTACTAACTTGCGACGGTTAAGGACGCACTGAGATTGCCAGATGAGATCGTGTATGTGTCACCAGCGGTGTATGGGTTCGCTGTGATATTGCCTGAGAACAAGAAGTTGCCGGCACTTATATTGTCCCAAGCGGTGAAGTGTGTTGCATCTTGCGAACCTGAGATGTTTGTCCACGAGATATCTGCATCGGATGTAATCGCACCTGCTGATGCTGCACCGAATGACGCCGCTTTGCGTGTCGTCTCAGTCGCAGCGTTTGCTGTACCTGCTGCACCTGGATCACCTGTGTGAAGTTTGATGTACACCTGTGCGACCGCATAGGAAGTATTGTTCGCGAGCGCGTCAAGCCATGAGTTGCAAAGATAAGCAGATAAACCGTGAGCCATTAGTCTTCCGTTCTTTCAGTGATTGTTAAGATGCGGCCATCTTTGTCGCGTTCAACTGTGCGGACAGTCGGCTTGTTCTCTGGCACGTTCACACGCACCACAGTTTCAGGCACATTGATTACAGGTGCGGCCACGTTCACGTTCGCTGGTGGAACATTCACAACCACTTCAGGCATCGTCACATTCACGTCACGCTGATTCACGTCATAGGTCGGTGCTGGTTCGGTGACTTGTTGCAACAAGACTGGTGCGACACCTGTATGAACGATCGGCTCGATGTCGAGTGCTTTCAACACGGATGCTGGTTCGAAACCTGCGTTGATGAGACGTTGAGCCATCATTGTTTTGCGGTCAAGTTCCGTGAGTCCAGCAGCGGCAAGATCGACGTTCGCGAGCGGTACACGGTAAGCGTCGCCACCTTCAGCCGGACGCAAATCCTCGAATCGGCGAACATCGTTGATTGACAACCAGCCTGCTTGTAGACCTGATGAGTATCCTGCGACTCGTGAACCGAAGTCGCCACGCATCAAACCATCAAGGTTGAACTTCATGAACGCACCGTTCGTGAGAAGTTTGTTTGAGTATCCGTCTTCGATCTTGGTGACGTATGGTCGGAGTGTGTGCATCACGAAGTGAATGCCATTCATTTCAACCGAAGCGTAAGCTTGCGCACCTGACTGGATCACACCAGCCATTGAAGGTGGTACACGGAACGCACGAAGGATTTCTTCGACTGCGAACTGTCGTGATTGTAGGAACTGTGAGTCGTCTGGTGCGACCGAAGTTGTCGTGTATTTCGCGCCACCGAACAGGATGCCTGGACGATGTGAGCGACGCAAACCTTTGTGACCTTCCTCGAATCCGTCAACGAGCGACTTTGCTTGTTCACGGGTTAGATTGCCTGGGAACTCGATGATGCCAGAAGTGTGCGAACCTTGACCGAAGAACCTCGCAGCGAACTCTTCCAATGCCTTCGACAATCCGAGGTTCTCTTTGATTAGTTCGATGCGTGAACGGCCACGAAGATCACCAGGCAAACGCAACTCGGACAGATGAATCATGTCATCATGCTCAATGATGTACTGATTGTCGTAAACGTAGATGATGCGACGCGACTCATCGCGTTTCACTTCAACTTTCAACGGATTCAAAACCGACAGACCTGCGATGCCTTGACTGTCGCGGATGATGCGTGTGAACGAGTTGCCGTTCAACAGCATCGAGACAAGTACCTGCTGGAAGTGGTCGGTGCGTGACACACCGATTTCGGGCATGTCAACCCATTCTGGTCGCGGTCGGTAAGGACGACGATCACCGTCGACACGAATGTATGTGTCGACTGGCAGAGTTGAGATAGAGTCAGCGATCAATCGGACACACGCATACACGGTTCCGATCTTGAGAGAATCTTCTTGCGTGACAACTGTGCCGGCGTTCGTTGTGAATTGGAATGCGTCACCTGCCGCGAACAAAGATTGAAATGAGACCGCTCTTTCTTCTTCTCTTGGGTTGAACAGTCTTGACAACATTAGTTTTTAGCCGCTTTCTTGGACCGCTCGAAAGCCAACGTGAAGGCCAACAGAGATACGCCCGTAAATATTAACCCAAGCGGAAGCGCAATGTAAAATACGCCGACCGCAATCAACAAAATTGCGACTAGTTCCAATAATAAAACAATCATCTCATCACTCCTAAACTACGAAGAACCCTGGTTGCTGAACACTCTCGACCCGTCTCGTTGCACGATCCACAGCCATCGCCAAGCCTATCGCAGCGTCAATCTTGCGTTTCGATTTACCTTTAGACAAACGCCAACCCATATCGGTCGAGCGTTGCGCCGCCGACAACACCTGATCAGTGAACACAGGATCACCGTTATGTGAGAGACGACCGTTCACGATGAACTCGTACAAAGTTCCGCAAGCAGGAACCATACGCGCAGTCGACTGGCTGAACTCAACCATCGTGAACCCTTCATCGGACATCGCTTCAGCCGAGCGTTGAAAGAACGCTGGGTCATAAGCGAATTCTTGCACCGTGAACTCGCGACCCAAATCGCGGATGTGTTGCTCAACTGCCGACACATCCATCGCACCGCCATCTGGATGCCAAATCTTTGCCCGAACAACAATCCGACCAGACTCCTGCGGTTGCGCAACGACAACCGCGATCGAGTCGTGCTTGAGTGCCATGTCAATGCCGACGAACACAGGAATGTTCGGATCAAGTTCATCCTCACTACGACACTGCTCCCAGGCTCCTTTCGGCAACCATGACTCACCATCGGTACGAACCCACTGATTCAACCGAAATCTTCGGTAAGAAACTTCGGCTGTCTGCATCATCGACACTTCCATGTCGCCGATATCAAGCAGACCTTCTGCGAGGTTAGGGTTAGCGGCAACCCAAGCGTCACGATCATGAATCTCACAGTCCGCTGGTGCTTCCCACCACCAGAACCCGAACCGTTCATCTTGTTTTGTGCCTGAGATGATTTCTTTGCCGTAGTTGTAAAGACGGCCACACACCGTATCTAGGTCAAAGCCTGCGGTTGAGATGGCAACGATCATCGGGTCTTTACGCGCACCAGAACCCAACGTGAGCGCATCCCACAAATCGTCGTTCGGTTGGACGTGCAGCTCGTCAAATACGACCGTGGACGGGTTAAGACCCTGCTGCAATTTTGCGTCGCTCGATAGCACACGATAGATCGCACCCGTGGACGGAACTTCGATGACGTCTCGATATACCTTGCAGATACCTGACAGGGCAGATGATTGTGTGACCTGCCATTTAGCTTCATTGAATACGACGCGGGCTTGTTGCCGGTCGCCTGCGGCCGAATAAACCTCAGCACCAGGCTCACCCTCGATCAACCCATATAGTGCGATGAGGGAACCTAGAAGCGACTTGCCGTTCTTACGGCCCAACCCGATCAGGCTGCGACGATATCGAAGCAAACCGTCAGGACGACGCTCATACAAATCGTTCAACAAATTGCGTTGCCAACCAGTCAACACCAAAGGCTTACCAGCGAGTTTGCCTTTGCTTACATGCAGAAAGGTTTCAGCGAAATCCGCTAACGAACTACCTTCAGATTGGTTGTATATTGACGACGTTCTCCATGTTGGATCGGTTGTCAGCCTTGCGTTTTCTAAACTCTTCAAGTTCATTCTTGATCTTCACCTCCACGAAACCCAACCTGGCACGATCCACGGGAGTGAAACCGAGCAGGGATAAACAATCTAACACCTGAGCATCAAGCGACCGAAGCGCGGCACGATCACGCCAATCATTCTGCTTCAACACACGCATCCGCAACGCGACACGCTCATCAATCTGCTCGGCCACCACCTGCAACAACTCGATATCCATCTGCGGACTAATCCAAGTAAACCCAACCGACCACACCCGCTCCCAGAACTGTTGTCCAGCAGGACCCAACGGACGGTGAGCAACAGGAGCGACAGGCGAAGTTGGTATCGCAATCGTCGTCTCAGGCAACGGACGTTTCCCAGGATTGCCAGCCCGACGCTTCTGCTCGACAGGCTTCGGAGGACGGCCGACAGGTTTAGGCATCAGCCGAGAAGTCGTGCGCTAAACCATCCGACTCCAACACCGGCAACACACCAGTGTGCTTCTGGTATCGAGCACAAATCACATCAACATAGTGCGGATCAAGCTCCATCAAGTAGGCGATGCGATTTGTTTCCTGTGCGGCGATCAGAGTGCTTCCTGAACCACCAAACAGATCAAGCACAATTTCGTTTTGATTACTTGAGTTCTTTAATGCTCGAGTTATAAGTTCTATTGGCTTCATTGTTGGATGTTCAGCATTGCGCTTTGGACGATCAATTTCCCAAACAGTATCTTGTTTACGATCTGGTGGTTCTTGATGGGCTGCGCCTTCTTTCCATCCATAGAAGATTGATTCGTGGCGATAGTGGTAGTCGGCTCTACCCATAACCAAAGTATCTTTTACCCAGACAAGAGTGTGACGCCATAAATTTAAATTTGTTAGTGGAATGCTGAAGGCTTGAAATATGTTGCCTGAAGGTGCAGTTACGTACCAGCATCCGCCTTTCTTTGTTACGGCGTGACCTGCGGTGAAGGCTTTGATTAGAAATTCTTGAAGAGCGTTAATGTCCATGTTGTCGTTTTGGATTGTTAAAGCGTCTTTTGTTTTGCCTACATAAGAAACTCCGTAAGGAGGGTCAGTCCAAACAAGGTCGGCTTCTTTACCTTGCATCAAAACAGCAAGTTGATCTTTTTCGGTTGAGTCGCCACACATAACTCGATGCTCACCAAGCAACCAAATATCACCTAATTTAGATATTGCTGGCACCTGCTCAGGTACCTCATCAACATCAACTGGCAGATCGCCTTGCATCCCGTCTAACAAATCTGACACCGACTTAGAATCCCAGCCAGTTGCCTCCAGCAACTCAGGGTCAAGCGCACCAACCTCACCGATCAATGCAGCCAAAGCCTCCTCGTCATAGTCACCAAGTTCCGCAGTTCGATTATCTGCCAGCGCAAACGCCTTAGACATTGTGTCATCGTCATCAACCCACACGACCGCAATCTCCGACCAACCTAAAGCCTGCGCCGCCTGGAGGGTGTGGTTGCCGGCGATCACAACCTGGTCGGATTTGCGTACCACAATCGGTTTGCGCTGCCCGAACTTCTCAAGGCTTGCCTTCACCGCCTCGACGTCACCGCGTCGTGGGTTGCCTGGTAGGAGTGACAGTTTGCTGATTGGGCAGGCGAGTGGGAGCAGGTCTTTTTGGATCATGAGAAAGAGTCTAGTTTCGCGACGGTGCGCGTCCGCC